AAGTGAAACTTATCAAGTAGATTGGGAAAACGAATCTCGTAAATTTCAATCAATGTACGATAAGGAAAAATCTGAGAACAATAAAATGAAACAAGATATGGAATATCTTGCTCAAGAGTTCGCTAGAAATAAAAGAAATCAGAATAACTCCAATGTTAATAATCAATCTTCTTTACCAGAGGATGAATTTAATCCCTGGGATGCGTATTATAAGCCAGAATCACCTAGCTTTAAGTTTCGTCAACAGAAGGAGCAAGAAGTAGTGAATCAGGCAATAGGACAACAATCTGCCAAGATGGAAGAACAGATGTTGTTAAATAATACTGTGAGTGAATTAAAGAGCAATCATAGGATGACAGAATCCGAGGTTCGTGAATTTATGGAATGGTCAACTGACCCTGGAAGTAGTATGACTCTAGATACATTAGTTGATGTTTTTAAATCGCGACAAAATAAACCTGGGGTTTTACCATCTCAAGAACCTGTTCAAAATTCATTCGGAGCGGTTCAAGCCGCTAAAGAGGCTCCTCGTACTGCAGGTGTCTTACAAGGTCAAGAAGCTAATCAACCGAAAAGTGGTAAAGACCAAATGTGGGATGTCATTATGAGTGCGGGTAGCAGAACTAACGTTTTAAAATAATAAACTAAGGAGTACTGATTATGGCAACATATAGTGCTGGCAGTTTATCGGCAAATGGTTCAAGAACTCCGGGCGCCTCAAACACCGATTTTCACACTAGAAGACTTTTTGATTTTAGTGACCGAGTGGCTGAGTTATCCCCTGACGAATCTCCATTTTTCGTATATCTGTCAAAAGTAGCAAAAGTGCCTACTTCAGATTCACAGTTTCGATTTTTAGAAGATAGAACAAAAGTATCTATTACTGATAGAGCTTTCCTAGTTGTAGATGCAACCACAGTTGCTGCTGCTGGTGGCTCAACATCAATTAAATTTGATACTTCAGGCGGTGCTAATGTAGCATGGCTTATACCTGGAATGGTAGTTTCTATCGGTGAAGACGATGATTCAACATCTCAACCTGAATGGGCAACTATTCGGTTAGATAGTGTTGTTCAAACATCTTCTTCTGTAACAACAGCACAAGTAACTACTATCGCTGCAGCTAATGGTTCTACCACAGCTGTGGATGATGATACAAAATGTACTGTTATCGGAACTGCATTTGAAGAAGGTACAGGGGCTCCCGATGTTTGGTCACAAAAACTTGACCATGATTATGGATATACACAGATATTCAAGACAGCTTGTGAAATGAGCAATACTGCTCGTGCAACTGTCTATCGTGGTTACGCAGATGAGTGGGCACGCATTTGGAATCTAAAATTAAGAGAACATAAAATTGATATTGAACGTGCAATGTTATTTGGTATGCGTGGTAGTCAGAATAGTATTAACTATACTGATGGTATCGCAGGTCATATTATTGCAAATTCTCAATCTCAACTTGTTGACGATGGTAGTCAATTATCTTATACAGAAGATAAAGCCTACTTTAAATCTAATACAGCGGCACAATGGACTTATGATGATTTACTTTCTGATTTTGAAGTTATGTTTGACCCAGCAAGGGGTGGAAGTTCAGCAAAACTGGCATTAGCTAGTCTTCCTGTTATTTCACACTTTAACAAATTAAGTGGTTTTATTGATAATTCCATGGATGTTGTTACTAATGGTAGATATAACTTTGAGAAAAGTGATGGAGCATTTGGACATCGTATTACTAGGATTGAAACTGTTCATGGCGATATATCTCTTGTTAAAGAACCTCTATTTAGAGGTATGGCAGCAGGTTTCTTATGTATGGTTGATTTAGACCATGTATCATTCAGACCTCTTGTTGGTAATGGTGTCAATCGTGATACCCACATTCAAACTAATGTCCAAGCGGCAGATGAGGATTTGAGAAAAGACATGATTCTTACAGAAGCAGGTCTTGAAGTATCTCTTCCTGAAACTCACGCTTTGATTAATTTGGAGGGTGTGTAAAATGAGAGCTGATGTATTAAATAAGAATAGTCAAAAATATGGTGGTGAAAACTCTGCTCTGGTTAAAGTTCCAGATGCATCAACATATTCAATGGATGTAGATGATTCAGGTAAAATTCATGTTATACCTAATTTAACTGCTGATTGTACATTGAGTTTTCCAACTGAAGCTGTTGGTCTTGTATATGAATTTTGGTATGGCGGTACTGCTGCTGATGCTCAAGATTGGATATTTGACACAGGTTCAGATACTAACTATATTATTGGTGGAGCTGTTCATAGTGACACAGATGGTGAGCTTTCTGCTGTAGTAGATTCTGATAACAATAGTAATTCCAAAATGAGTTATCTAACTCCAGAAGTTGGAAGTTGGGTAAAATTCGTATGTGATGGACTAGTATGGTACGTCAATGGTCATTGTGTTTCAGCTACTAATACTGCAATTACATTTGCTGACCAGTAAACTGAATAAATAAAGTTAAACAGTCCTTAGAACTGTGGGGGTTGTCGTATAAAGGGCGGCCCCCGAATCTAAAAAAATTTAAAAGGATTTATTATGGCAGCATATGGAAATGTAAAAGTAAAAGTTTTTATTCACTACGCAAATGAAAGTACAGAAGCTAGTGATGTAGGAACAATAGCTAGGGATATTAAAGATTATATCGCTACTTTGGATTCTACTAATAATGAGATTTTATCTATTACTCAAACTTGTTTGAGAGGAGATAGAATAATGACAACTGTAGTTGGTGGTACATAATGCCTTGTATCCATTGCGATTCACCAAATCCTGAAAGATGGTTTTATTGCCGTAATTGTGGTAATAAAACATCTAAATCTAAGTTTACTACTAATTTATATATGATGAGCGCTTTAGGTAAAAGAACAGATATTGAATTAACTCCTACAACAGTTGAGGAAGATATAAAACATAGAAATAAAGTAAATTATTCTAAATATAAGAATAAATTTTTAGGTTAAATATAATGGCTACTTTAAAAGTAAAAATACATGAAGAAATAATACTTGATAATCAAGATTATGGTTCTAAAAGAACATTTGAAATATCAAGTATTGATGAAATTTATAAAAGAATTGTTACTTGCCCAGCAAATGCTGAAACAACTGTTGTTCATTTTAAACAAGTTGTTGGTGCATCTGGAGGAGCAACAAAATTTGATGGGGCTTTAGATATACAAGATGTAAGATATGTTAGAATTACAAATTTAGATAGTTCTAATAGTTTAACATTAAGTTTACAAGCTGAGGTTGGTGAAGATGATACTGGTGCTGATGTATCAGCTAGTATATTATTAGAAGCTGGAAAAAGTTTTATTATGGGTTCTGGTCATGATGGTATTGGAGTGTCAGATGCTAATGCTAATTTAGTAACTGATTTAGTTGATTTAGATAGCTTTGTAGTTCAACCCGGTAGTAATGCTATTAATGTAGAAGTTGTTGTGGCGAGTGTATAATGGAAACATTTGAAGCTCAAGTAGAAGGATTAACAAGTTTATCAATAGATGGAAGTAGTGCTCCTACTCAAACTGAATTAACTCAATTTCTTACTGACGGGGCCAAAGAAATTATAAATATATTACCATCTGATAAATTAGAATTTTGTTCATCTCAACAAACATTTACATCTGTTATGCCAGGTAGTGAAGCTGAAACATTAAATACTGGTAAAGTACTTAGGGTATATAGGAATGATGGAGATTATGATAAAAAATGTAGAGTTATAGTACCTGAATTAAAAGGATATGCTAATGACCCTGATGAAATGCAATATGCTTCTATTAATGACCCTATTTTTTATATTGAAAATAATAAAATAAATGTTCTACCTCAAGGTGGAGCGTGTAAATATGATGAAGTTCAATATCCTTCAGTAGCTTATGGAGATTCAGCTATAAGTGTATTTCCTGATGAATTTGAACATCTTGTAGTGATATATGCATCTCTAAAAACATTACAAAACAAAATGGGTTCTAAATCTTCTGATTTACCTAGTGATATTACATTATCTTCTATTCCGGTTGCTTCACCCGTTCCAAGTATACAAGATTTAAGTATTTCCAATGTTGTTCCGTCTGTTCCGTCACTAACAAGTAATTCGGTAAGTTTTAGCGGCACATCAGCCCCATCTTATACTAAACCTACTTTAGTTATGAAAGCGGCTCCTACCATATCTGATTTGACTATTGGTGTTGTGCCTCCTAGTGCTCCATCTGACCCTAATTTTGATACTGGGGATATAAGTATAAATTCTTCAGTTCCGACATACTCTAAGCCTACTTTAGTTATGGAATCAGCTCCGACTATATCAGATTTAGATATAAATGTTGTTCCTCCTAGCGTTCCATCTGCTCCAAATTTTAGTGATGGTTCTATATCTGTAAATTCTTCAGTACCTACATATTCTAAACCATCATTAGCTATGTCATCAGCCCCAAATATATCAAATTTAAGTATAAATGTTGTGCTTCCTAGTGTTCCTTCAGACCCTAGTTTCAATAATGGTGCTATTTCTATGAGTGGAGCTACATCTCCAACATATACAAAACCTACATTTGTTGCTCCAGCTTTAGAAGATATAGGAAATATGAATTTACCAGTTGCTCCATCAGCTCCATCTGACCCTAGTTTTACTACTCCTAGTATATCAAGTGTTACTGCTGAAGATACTGTTATTGGAGCAATGCCAACTATTGATGAAACAAGAATTGCTAATCTTGGAACAGCTCCAAGTTATACACCTCCAGCTATTACTACTACTGGTTCTGATAGTACTTCTGTTGACTTAACTAAATTAGATACAGCTTCATGGACTGCTTTAGATTATGATTTTGATGATGAAAATATTGACCCATTAAAATGGTTTCAAGCTCTTGGAGATATGATACAAAATCAAGAAGATACTGAATTAGCTAGTGCTCAAATACAAAAAATATCAACTTATCTAAGTGCATATAGCCAAGCTATGACAAATAGATTGAATGTTTTTAATAAGGAGAATACTGAATATCAAGCTAAATTACAAGAAGCTATTCAACAGGCTCAATTAAATTCACAAAGAATCCAACAAGAATCTACATGGAATCAACAAAGAACTATACAACAATCTCAAACATCAGCTCAAACAAAACAAACTCAATCTCAAATAGATTCTACTAAAGCTCAGCAAGAGGCTTCTTTAAAATTGCAAAAAGAGCAACAAGAATACCAGCAAAAATTAGCTAAGTATTCTAATCAATTACAGTCATATCAAGCTGATGTAAATAAAGAAGTTCAAAGATGGACAAATGAAGAATTAAATAAAAAAATGCAAATATTTCAGAATAAATATTCTAATAGATTGCAAGAGTATTCTGTTAATATACAGAATGAATTAAATGAATATAATAAAGAAAATACAGTTTATAGAAATCAACTTGATGAAGAAATACAAGAATCTCAAAATCAACAATCAAAAGATTCTAATGAGTATAATGCTAATCTCCAAAAATATTCTAATGAAATTAATGCGTATCAAGCTCAAGTTAATAAAGAGGTTCAACAATATCAACAGAATCTTTCAGGGGATTTACAAGTATGGAATCAAGAAAGACAAACAGATATACAAAAATATAGTTCAGATATACAAAATGAATTAAATGAATTTAATAAAGAGCAAACTGTGTTTCAAAATGAACTGCAGGAAAAAATACAAGAAGCTACTAATCAGCAAAATAAAGATTCTTCTGAGTATGGCGTTAAATTACAAAAATACGCAAGCGAACTTCAATCTTATCAGTTACAAGTTACTAAATCTGTTCAAGAGTATCAAAATAATTTAAAAGGAGATTTAGACGTTTGGTATAACGGAAGGCAGACAGATATACAAAAATATAGCGCAGACATACAGAGTGAGTTAAATGAGTTTAATAAGGAACAGACGGCATATCAGAATGAGTTACAGGAAAAAATACAAGAGGCTAGTAATCAACAAACAAAGGATTCTTCTGAATATACAGCAAAGCTTCAAAAGTATTCTAACGAATTACAATCTTTTCAACTTCAAGTTGCCAAATCTGTTCAGGAATATCAGCAAAACCTTGAAAGCGATTTACAGTCTTGGTTAAATGAAAGGCAAACTGATTTGCAAAAATATAGTACAGATATTCAAAACGAGTTAAATGAATTTCAAAAAGAGAATGTAGAATATCAAGCTCAGTTACAAATTTCTATACAAGATGCTCAATTAGCATCTCAAGATGATGCTCAAATACTTCAGAAGTACGCGAGTGAATTAAGCTCTTATCAAAATCAAGTAAGTTCATCTGTTCAAGAGTATCAGTTGAATCTTCAGTCTGATTTGGAAGAGTACAAACAAAAATTAGCGAAGTATAATGGTGAATTGCAGTCATATCAGGCAGAGTCTGCGGCTAATATTCAAAATTATACAGCTAAAATTCAAAAACATACTACGGATTATCAATGGCTAAGTAGTCAATATCAGCAATTATCAGCTGATTATCAGCGTGGTTTACAAATTATACAAGGGAGTTAATTATGGCAGATAGAGCACAAGGTGCGGTATCTTTTACACCAATAGTAACAATAGCAGCCGATTCAGATGCTGATGCAGTAGACGCTATTCATCATAATATAAAAGGCGCTTTAGGTGGAGATTTAACATTTACTGTACAAGATGGAGATGATAATTGGTTTTATGCTCCTAATGTAATAGTAACAAATTCATCAGAAGAATTATTTGGAGCTTCTGATAATAATACTGATTTAGTTGGAGCTAGTGGAGACCAAACAAATGGGCCTAATGAAGCAGCTGGAGCAGCTGTTACATTTACAGACGATTCAACAGCAGATTGCGACGCAGATAAAGTATGGTTCTTATTTATTAAAAATACAGGAACTAGCGATACTTCTAATACAAGTACAACAAATAGTGTTTATTTTAATTTAGATGGTGGAACAGCGGCTCATGGAACTGCAGACCAAATTGAAGTAGCGGCTGGAGAAGCTTGGATGGGAAGAGTAAATGGCCCGGTTATGTCAAATATATTAATTATATCTGGACAAGCAAGAGCGGCTGGAGCAGCGGCTACTGTTAATAGTAGTACGTCAGTTAGATGTGCAGTTGCAGCGTTGGTTGAAGATGTAGCGTAATGGCTGTTCATAAAATATCAGTAAAACAATTAGTAAGTAGGATACGTCAAGTTTTTCCTGACACACCTGAAAACTATGTTTTAAATCTTGTTAATGATGCATTAGTAGAAATTGGTTTATATAATACTAAACCAGTTCAAGCTAAGATGAGTACAGTAGCTAATCAAATGTGGTATAATATTGGTGATTCAGCTACAGATTCTAGCAATAATAAGCTTGAAGCGAATAAGGTTTTTAGAGTAGATTTGATGGATGATGATGGGGATTATATTCAAATTCCTAGATTAATAGATAAAAATATTTTATTAATGGATGCAACAAGTGAATCAGAATTAGAAAACCCGGATGATAAATAATGGCAAGTAATATAAAATATCCAGAAGATAATGTAAGATGGTTTATCGAAGGCGATAAATTTTGTTTAGTAACTAATGTAGATAGTGATGGTGATACAAGAAGTATTTCTCGTAAACAATGGAAAGCTATTTCAGAATCAGTATCAGATGGTTTATTATTACATTATTATGGAGAACCAAATAGCGTCGCATCTATTAATGATGAAATAGATTTAGATAATACTATGCATTTAGCTGTAGTAGACTATGTAAAAAAATGTTTATATATGGATAAAGCAGGTAATGCTAAAGATGCTAATCTTATAGCTGTATCAATGCAATTATCTAATACACATCAAATGAAATTTGATGATGCTATAAAAAGATTTGGAATGAGAAAAAGAGATAAAACTGGTGGAAGTAGAGTACTTAAATCAGTTAGTCTTATGTAACAAATTCAGATAGGGATTATTCTCGCCCCCCAAGCTGAATTTTAATAACAGGAGAATACAATGGCAGATATAACAAAATTTAGAGCACATGAATCATTAGCTGCAGATACGGCAGGAGATTGGCAGGTCCAGTCAGCCGCTACAGTTGGTTCATCAACTTCAGCAGTAAGGGTAGATGGGTATCATAAAATACATCTATTAACTGATGAAGATTTATATTTTACTTTTAAAACATCATCTACAGACGCTTTAAGCACTTCAAATGATTTTTATTTAAAAGGTGGAGATACTATATATTCATTAATGATACCTCATGGATTAGGAGATGAAGTTCATCTTCAATGGCAAAGGAAAGGTAGTTCAAACTGTACTGTTAGATACGTACTAGCATAGGAGAATATTATGGCTTTTATAACAACAACAGCAGCTAGTATATCCTCTGGTGGTACAATTACTGGTGACATTACTATTGAAGGAGATTTAACAGTAGAAGGTGGTGGTTCACTTTCATTTGATGAAATAATAGAAGGTACGCAGGTAATAGATGTAGACTCTACAGAAGCATTACTGGTTAGAAAAAATGGAGATAATGGTGATATTTTAACAGTAGATACTACTAATTCATTAATTAAACTTGGTAAGAATGGTGGCACTCCAGCAGGTCTAAATATATATGGAGCGACTAATGGAAATCCACTATTAATATATGAAGATACAGATAACTCAGTAGTATTCAACTTTTATTTAGATTCGTCTGATAATTCAGGATTAGGTCTTTATGCGAATGGAGCTAGTCAAAAAGTTAATTTAGGAACAACAGCAAATAGTCCTACATATTTTACAGGTGGCGATGTAGGTATTGGAATCGCTACCCCAGATGTTTGGAGTTATAGTGGAACTGCTTTTAGTCTTTCTGGTGGAACAACTGCAAATAATTATGTAGCATTTAATTTAGGTGCATACTCTACAAGTACGACAGGAATTATAGGAGATATAAACTTTACTCAATTTGCATCAGATGGTACTACAGGAGCAGAAAGAGCAATAATCAGAAGTCTTAATGATGGGGCACTTGATTCTGTAGCTTTAAAATTTTATACAACCCCTACTGGTGGTGCTGTTGCAGAGCGAATGGTTATTAAATCAGATGGCTCTGTCGGAATTGGAGTAACGCCAGAAGCATGGACAGTTTTTACACCATTACAAATTTCTACAAGTGCAGTTTTAACAGGAAGGTCTGGTACTAATCAACTTGACCTTGCAAATAACTGGTATTACGATGGTGCAGAAAAAAGAATTAATACTGGATATGTAGCA